AAATTACAAGGTGAGTATGACCACCACCGGCAACCCTATCACCTGAAGGTAAAATATATTTTCTAGTTGTGGCTTTCTCATCAAAGTTAGTCCAGCCATCCTCTGTTGTTTCTTGGGCATCTACCTTTCTTGTTTTTACTTTATCAAAAACATACTTAACTCCTTGATATCGTTCAGGAGGAATGCCTTCTTCCTCTTCCTCTTCTGTAAAGAAGTGATCAGCAACAACAACATCTACATTCTTTAGAATATTATATTCACACTCAACAGTTTCTTTACTATTACCACTTCCTATCAAAGCAAAATCAACTTCACTTATTACTTCTGTCTTTAAAATCTTTTTTAGGGTGTCTCTAACATTACCTTTAGTAAGTTCAAACGTAAATGTTTTATTATCTTTATCCTTTATATGTTCTGTAAACTCTTCTAGTCTTTTCTTAACAGCTTCCAAGGTATTGTGAGGTTTAACATTGAACTCTTCATGGTCTGTTTCTACAGATGCATCTTCAAAGAGATCATAGCCCATGTAATGAACTGAATCATGGTGTTCAAAGGATGCCAATGCCATTTCGATAGCACGACCACCATTCCAAGTTCCAGTTTCTAGAATAGTTTTAGGTTTATAGAAACGAATGATATCAGCAAGCTGCCTGTACCTATTGGGAAGGATATCTGGGGATGTCTCTGTATCTGAAAGCTGAATGATCCTGTTTCCAGAATTATCTCTCACCCCTAAATTCTTACGGTCATTGAGATCTACTATAAGATTGGATATAGGAGAATCTTCTTCTGTAATTGTATGGATGACCATGCCATGTGCTTCATAAATAGTCCGTAACCTATTAAATATAAAGACATCATGCCATTCTCTATAATTTAAAAACTCTCCTGAAATAAAAGCTCCCCTTAAATCTCCTAGCAAATCAATAGGTGTTTGTCGATCAAGATTAAGAGCTTGAAAATAATATTTATCTTCTAAGATTAACAAATCTATAGCATTAGATTCGGGGAATAAAGAGGCTAACTCTTTTTCAGATACAGGTTTACGATTAATAATGTAAGGATCAAGCCATAACAACCATCCCCCTGTATAATTAAAAGCACACTCTGATATAGCCATAACTTTTGGAATAAATTTTAATGGATTTAAAACGTCATTGTAAACGATAGTTCCACCTTCGGTTCCATCGTGTTTGGAAAAGTTTTCCAGGAACTCTTTGTATTCTGATATCTCTAGAAGATTATGATAATAAATATTAGAAGCTTTAGGTAGAGAATAATTTTTTAAATCCACATCATAATAATAACAATGTATATCTATACTAGATTCCCAATTATTTTTAAATTCATTTAATAAATTTATTGTCCCTTGCTGTAACAAGGTTTCATTAAAGGCAGTAACAACTTTATATGGCATCTACTTTATCCTGTAATAGTAAGAAAGAATAATCTTGGTTCCACTCTGAAGCATAGAAACCATCAATGGGACGAGAGACTTCCCATTCCCTAAACCAAGGACCACCTGTGGTGAAGTGTACATTCTTTGGTTTTATATCTTTATCTGAATGACCATCAAGCCAGTTCCATTCCTCATGTATAGTACCCAAGGCACTATCTTTATCAGGTAACCATTGGAATTGGTGAAGAAAAGAACCGGGTTTAGTATTAACTTCTACAGGCGTAAGCTTTTTATTTAACTCATGACCACAATTCCAAAGCATAAAGCTAGACCAATTCTTTCTAGGATAATTAGTTTGAAACATACCATCCATTTTAAATTGACTAGTAGGATTATAGTTATGCTTAACACAATATACTGGATAGAAGTCACTGTTATATTCTTCAAAGAGTTCATTAATATCTGTTCGTAGATACATATCACAGTCCATAAATAATGCCCAGCCTTCATACATCATAAGGGATGGTACTAGAAACCTACTAAAACTAAACTCTGTGGAGAAAGGTTTCTCATCAATAGAATCAATATATTGTCCATTTACTTCTGTATGTTTTCTATAATATAATCCTATCTGTTCCAGAATATCTTTTCTTAATAGCTTTACATTGATTGGCTTAGGAGAATTTTCTTTAATTAAAAATTCTAGAACAGTAGCTGCTGTTTTTTCTTTAGGATCATATCCTATAAAGACAGTATTTATTTTTTCAGTTCTTTTCATAATTTATTTTATCCTCTAAATAGAAGGGGAAGACAATCAGTGAATGCCCTCCCCATTTTATTATTTAAGCTCTATGAATTTTGGTTTTTCACTTTCTGGAATTACATCCTCCAATTGAATGATTATCATCCCATCTTCAAAGGATGCTTCAATCACTTCTATCCTTTCAGATAGATAAAAAGCTTTACTAAATGATCTATTTGCAATTCCTTTATGAAGGATATCCTCCTCTTTATCTTTGTTGCTATTGTTTCCACTGATAGTTAACTCTAATTCTTTTTGAATTATCTTTACATCTTCTTTCTTAAATCCAGCAACTGCCAGTTCCAATCTATATTTATTTTCTGACTCCTTAATAAGATTATGAGGGGGATAGTTTTGAGAATCCATTTTTTGTGCATCCAACATAGCCCTAAATATTTTATCATATCCAAGCGACCACTGTTGAAAATTATTAAGCGCACCGGGTAAGAAATTCCAGTTACCTTCCAAGTGTACATTCATAGTATTTCTCCTTTCAAGCAAGAAATAGAGGAACCCACTATTGGCATTCCATATACTATTATACTATAAAAAATATATCTTGTCAAGTCTAAACTCCACAAACTCCACCTGCTCCACTAATCTCACAGATGTCATGAGGCTGTATATTATCTTCAAACTCTTCACCTAGTTTATCTATTGCTTCTGCATAAGGAACAACGGTAAGGGGTTGGCCTCCTCTACAGCCATCAGGATAACAGGTAAAGCCTCTTAACCTATGGGAATATTTAGCTAACGTCTTAGCAAAAGGAGTAACAAGGTCTTCATTATTATGTTCTGTTCCCCATTCTGGAAGATTAATAGTACTAGATATTGACATATCTACATACTCTTGTACATTAGCCTGGAAGTTTAACCTTCTCTCATAGTCAGGAGCTAGATCAAGGGCAGATTCAATTTTATTAGGATCTACATTATAAATTTCAATCATTTCTTGGGCAGCACTATCTACTACATACTGATGATGCCATCGTTTATTCTTAAGGTATCGTCTCTTATAGGCTACAGCAAAGATAGGCTCTACTCCAGTAGAAGTTCCTGCAAGAATACCTATAGTACCAGTAGGAGCAACTGCCCGTACTGCTACTGGTCTTGATAAAGATAACTTATCAGCAAACTGTTTAGCAGTTTTATTTGATTCAGCTTCATATACCTTTAACCATCTGTGTAATTCAGGAGTAGTTTGATACTTATGTCCACGTTGAATAAGCCATTCGTGTAGCCCCATCAGACCAAGACCTAAACGTCTGTTGGTTTCTCGCACTTGATAAATTTTAGGATAGGGAAGCTCTGCTCTGGTTGTACCACATAAAAGAAACTTTGTTGCCAGTTGTACAACTTCTTGCAACTGATTTAGGTCATCAATCCTAGCAAAATTAAGACTGCCAAGATTACAAACATCACTATCATCTTCGCTAGTAACTTCGGTACAGGCATTGCGAAGGGTTTCATTTTCTTTTTCAAAGAAGTTGAATGAGAATCCTGGTTCTCCCGTTCTAAGAGCCTGACTAATATTATTCCTAAAGACATTTCCTATCTCTCCTGTCTCCCAATAATTTAATAACCATTCGGTATCATAATTTACAGATATATTTGTCATATCAAGAGGTGCTGGAAAATTAAAGTCCTCTAATTTAATATCAAATAATGTTTTACCAGTGCTGCCTACCGGCATGTCAGACCAATTCTTAGCTATAAGGAATTTATCTATGTCATCGTGTTTCCAATTGAGGGATGCATAGATAGCTGACCTCCGACTACCACCTTGTATAACTTTTTGTCCAATGGAATTAATCATTTCCATTTTAGGGATGGGGCCAGAAGAAACTCCTCCCGTACCTTTTAAAGATTGTCCCTCTGATCTATAGATAGAATAGTCTACACCAATACCCCCTCCTGTCATTAAACAGGATTCTGATTTCCAAGAAAGGTTGGCCCAATCTTCTCTGGTATCCTCTTCGGCATTTAATAAATAACAATTGTTAAAGAATTTCTTTTCTCTGCCAGCATAATAAAGATACCTGCCTCCAGGTAGGAAGCGTAGATTAGATATATGATCTATTAATTCTTCTTTCTCATCCTTGCTTAAATAATCTTGGCATACATCCTCAACCAATGTACAAGCCAACTCATGAAATGTTTCTGCGCCCTCATGAGAATATTTATTATAAAATATATCCTCACTAAACTTGGATCTAAACTGTGGATTCCTATTTGATTTAAACATACCCTTCCCTTTCACTCAAAATCATGGATTAGTTGAGAGTTACCTTTGTCTTGTGTGTATTCTAACTGAAGAATTAATTCTGCATAGTGTATAACTTTTTCAATATCCTTTTTACCATCCCCCTTCGTTCTATGTCTAGTAACATATTTAATAATATTACCCTCAAAATAATTTAAATCGTTTGCATAAATATATTCTACTGGTTGGATACCACAACTTTTATAGTGTGATCCTCCTACTTGTTTATCTAGTGGATCAGTAGATGAGTGAGCTAATGATTGTTCTTTTTCCATCTTCAGATTCTCCTGAGTTAATAACCTTAAAGGCAAACTTTCTAATTTCTGTTGATTCAAAGCCAGCATACTCACAGATAGTATCAAAGTCTTGGCAGGAACAAAAGAACCAAGAATGAGCTTCATCTCTTATTTCTTTAGCCTCATCTGACTCACATCCTTCTTCAGGCTTGGAGGCATCCAATAAAGCTTGTACTATAACAGCTATGTATAAACTTCTGTGTGGATTTTTATCTGTGAAATCATAGATAGAACGGGCTGATACTTTAACATTCATCATAACATTGAACAGGTCTATAAAATTTACCGCCCACATAATTATTATAGAAGGCGGCTTCCTCTGTTCCTTCTAGAGTGGCAGTTAATACATTGTATTTTATTTGGTAGTAGCATTCATAGTATCGTAGACTTCTTTTATTTTTAAACTCTGCTAAGATTTGAAAAGAAAACTTTTTCTTACCAATCTTTTTTATATCCTCACATAAATGTTTACTTGAACCTATGTAAGACTTCCAGTTTGATTCTGTTTTCTTGGTCTTCCCTTTATATTTTTTATAGTTATAATATTGCTTGCAACCTACATAAGCCTTACCAGTCTGCGTGTTTGTTATGAGATAGACAAACCCAAATTGTGATAGGTCTGGCTTCTTTTTGTATACCCAATGCATTACCAATCTAAAACCTCTGCAACATCTGGCTCATTAGCTACATTAGTTAAGAATCTTTTTCCTCTGGCGTACTGGAAGACTCGCAATCCTTTTCCATTGTTTGCATCTTCCCAACAACCTTTCTTATGAGAACAATAAACACACCCAACAGAAAGCTTAAGATTGCCAGACTTCCCGTCAGACACAGGATCATAGCAACGGTCAGGCACTGTATCCCCTTGTACCATATCTTTAAGATACTTGACCCTATCTCTGGCATTTATCATCTCCATTGAGTGAACTTTAGAGAGACAAATCTCTCCTGTTGATTTATCTATGGCTAGGAAGGCTGCTTCATCTAAGCCATTGGCATCAGCATAAGCTGATATTTGAGCAATGTATCCAAAGGGATCGTCATAAGCCAGTGAATTATTTTTAAACTTCTGAAAGCCTGGGCCAGAAGCACTCTTACAATCTACTAGAACTCCATCAATCAAGGAATCCTGATGACCCTTAACTCCCTCTAACACCACCTCCTTCTGTTGTTCAGTAACCTTGTGACCAGAGATGGCCGCACATAAAAGAAGCAGTTCTTCCAGAATATATCCATATAAAAATTTAATTCTAGTGCTAGATTTTATAGGCGTGTTAGTCTTTTTATTATTAATATCATACCACAGTTGTCTGTCAGGTTTACCTAT